TGAGAAAATTCTCTCCACCGGTCTTAGAAAGGAACCGGAAAGCCCCTGATTAAATCCAGGGGCCGAGATCGTACCACTGTCTAATCACCGAATGACTGAGAACGAGCCCAAGCAACCGTGTCGGGACAATATTCTTGCCCACAAACGGAAGCCCTGGCTCGGGAGTCATGTAGGCGTGAAAACGCCTAATAAGTTCGTGAGCATGGTTTTCCAAGTCACGAGCATTAGCGGTGATGGGGTCAACCAGCAAGAGTCGCGATGGCTCTCGCGTAGGCATCGACCACAGGCGGTTAAGCAAATAACCAGCTGCATCGTCGTAGCGGTACGCTACTTGCGTTACCAGATTTGGAATTTTTATCCCCTCGTAGTAGAGTGGATAATCACGCCTCTTCATGGTTGGCGCAGCTTCATCGTAGTTAGAGATGAAGCCACCATCACCAAGTGTCTCCGGGATCCGAAGTCGTAAGACTTTGGGAATCGAAGAAACGAGGTGATCAAAACAGCGCTTGAAGGAAGCATCACAGGCCATGCTTGCGCACGATCTGTGAGACAACCGACGAACGTTGTTGGCCGCACGATAAACGCTTAACGTTGACGAAAGTCTACTTTTAAGGTAGACCGGTTTGATGTCTATCCCACGATACCAATGATAACCACAGCTTTCACGAAACCAAGTTGCTGCAAAGCTCTTGGAATCGTTTAATTGGAAGCCGTAGAAAGTCATAAGTCGTGAGAAAGTTGAGTACGCCGACACCGGTATTATGATGTCGTCCCCATACACACTAACTCGTCCAACTGAGTTAGTGTACTTGCACGCAGCTATTGCGCACGAGTAAAATATGAGGCTTTCAAGTTGAAATGTGAAGCCGTTCCCCATACTGGAGAACTTCTCCCATTTAATCAACTTGTCGCGTACAACCCCGTAGTGTGAACGGCAGCTGTCCATCACTGAGAACCAGGTAGGGGGAAACAATTCCCTAACTAGCTCATAGGAGACAGAGTCGCTGGCGGAAGAAAGATCGACGGTCGCTAGATCACCACGAGAAGAACCGTGTCGAGCTAGGAAACCATTAATCTTTTGATTCCGCAAGTTCACACCAACACGAGAGAGACGATTACCGATACACTCGCCAAGACCTTTCTGGAACCATAAGTTCAAGGCAGGCTCAATGGCGATAATGCGATCGATATTCGAATCTTTCGGCACAGTGACAACTTTATTACCAACGAGAAGACGGAATGGTTGTGCTGGGCCAAATTGCTTCGGCTTAGTACGATAAACCATCTCTCGTAACCAGGTCGGGTAAGCTTGCCCGAACAGGTATGGAGGTAATAAAGCGTACAGATCACGCGTAATCCCAGTTTGTGTCTGGAACTTCTTGGTAGCAGTGGCAAGACTCCTACTTAACGTAGAAGTTGCCCCTGGTCCCCAAGCGCACGAGTCAATCCACTCTGTAGACGAAAACTCGCCAAGGATGTCTTGGATTTGACGCTTGACTGCTGAATGCAGCCAAACGAGCTCGCCGGTAAAACCCGTCGAGCAACCAAGGTTCCTAAAACGTATATTCGTCTCCCGACATTTCCCTTCAAAAAGGAAAAACTTCTCATAAGCCGCATCGGCCTTGTCGACAGTAAGATTTAAAGAATCATACTTAGACAAGAACTTTGTAGCAAAATAAGAAGCTCGGGTAGTCTCTAGACTATTATAATCTAGAGGATTGAACTTGAGCGAAGACAGTTGATCATGTTCGTCGTTAACGAACATTAACCAAACTGCCAACGCACGAGGACAATCCAAAGACTCCAGGTAGGACTCGATATGCTGAGCCGTAAGCTCAGGTGCTACGCGAAATTTCCTAGCTAGGTTTACTAGACTAGGACCATACTTCTTAGAAGACATGGTTCCTCCAGAGTTATTACTGCGTTAACGACTCAAAGACGTAAGTCTAAGAGCCGTAGATCGGTTCGCAATCCTTGATCACGTTGTACAAGGGACTGACGGAGGAATCCGTCGGGGTCCCATCGGACGCCGTGATCGTAGATGCGAACAGACTGAGCATGAGACTCAGCAGAGCTTGACGCTCTGCAGTCGTCCCACGTTCGGGCAGGAAGAACTCCATGATCACCGCCGTATGGTAAGCCGCCTGGGGCACCGGTTGAATACCGGTACTCGTAGTCGGCGCCGTAGTGGCGAGGGTCGGGAGGTTCACTTTGACGGTGACGCGCGTGAGCCGACTATCTCTAGTCGGTTTCCGAACGCCAATCGTCACAGTGGGGTAACCGACCTGAATACCACCAGATCGGTCAGCCCATCGCTGAACACCAGGAGCTGCAAGCCCATCGGGACTCAACGTTGTGTTGATACCAACAGTGGCGGACGTAGACAGTAAAGTCTGCGACTGCGCCAAGATGGTACTGGCACTGATAGCTGCAAGAGCAGGCATCGTACTACCTTTCAAAGGTTAGTAGGCATCGAATCCTCCTTTACCGACGGAAGGCCTCGTGTAACAAGGCAAGGGCATTAAGACTATGTTCGACAGAAAAGGGATTTTTCAATCTAGGAAGGTTCTGGTGAGGAAAAGCAGTCAGCTTCTCCCTACTCAGAAGAATCCTTTCCCTTCTGTACGTACCATAAGTATTAAACCGTTGCCAGGGTAACGCGGAGCCATACCGACCGGAAAAGTTTATGATGCCAATGTAGCGTTGTTTAGAAAAGGTTGTCTTACAGCCGTCGACGAATTCAAGTCCATCGTAACTAGTGATGGATTCGAGATAGCCGCCGACTGGAAGTAACCAATCCAAAACAAAGCTATAAGGGAGCACTTCCCAAACGAGGTTTATTGGGTTTGTGAAGCCAGTCTGAGCAAGGTAGGCCTTCAATCGGCTATCAATTTTATAACGGAGCGAATACCGCACACGAGTCGTAACAGAGTTTTCACCCTGTCCGACAACTGTTTGGTGATTCGACCCGTCAAAGATATCCGATCGAGTAATATCCTCCTTCCTTGCGGAGGCTGTGACGGTACGAGTAACATGCTCTGTCAAGTTGTAAAAACTTGCCAGGGACTGAAGGGCACCGTGAATATCAGTAAGAAGAGGTTTCCAGCCATACTGGAGCTCGAGCCAATTCTTGGCGAAAGAACCAGAAATAGTTGGAGTACTCGACGTACGATAACGCGGTGACCTATGGGTCCCATTCCAAAGAGCGTCGGCAGCACCAAGGAAGTCTTTTCGGCGAAGAGCCTTAAGACTACCGGTCATGCGGCCGACGGCGGAGGTTATTAGTCCGGATAGTTGACCAAATTGAGCAGCGTCTTGAGCAATATTTCCCTCAATGGCGCTACCCATCTTGTCGACTAATCTTTGGATAGCTTTGTTCTCCACACCATCCAAATGGGATAGTGACGGAGGGGAACTCGTCCACGCACCAAAACCGGCTTGCCAAGAAGATATGAAGACCTGGCCGTTCTCAGGATCAATTTCATCCGTGAGAACTTCCACGAAACCACCATCTTTATTGGTACGCAGGTCAACCGAGTGAGGATTCACCGGCAGAAAACGGCGCTTCAACGCCCTAAACCCAGGGGTCGTAGTACCGGTCCATTCCCTTTTATACAGATCGATAGGCGTAACCGTATTAGTGGTTACAGTACTACCGCGCTGAATAAAGAAGGTGTATAGGCCAGTCTTGACCTCGGGATTAGGACGAATAGTCCGTTGTCTGGTGCGTTTCTTTCGAGGCTTTTTCTTCCTCGAAACCGTAGAGCGGCGGCTCTTATGCCACTCTCTCACACGTGGTCCAGAAAGGTCCACAGCAAACCCGTTCACCGAACGAGTGTACGGCAGACGAAACCTGAACCGCCATGTCCCGAAATTTCTTCTTATCAACACGAGGTGGAGGTAGAAGCGAGGGTGCTTGCAGTCGACTGTAAGATGGGAGACGTAAAAGGTGGATGGTAAATCCACCAATACGAACTCCTTACGAACAGTGCGACCACAATACACACTAAGCTTCAGTTCCTGCTTCATGAAGATAGAGGAAGGTGGTTCCGGGTCGAAAGGGGCGGGTATCCCTTTCAAAAGCACTTCTATATCCGCGGGAAGAGGGAGGTTATAGTGGATCATAAAGATACCACCATTTTCCAAACCAACTTCTCGAGGAAACCCGGACTAATCATGGAGGAAAGGAGACCGCAAAGAAAAGCAAGCAATAGCATTCTAGCTAATTGTTTGTCATCATTACGGTTCATCCAGCCTCCAAGGTTAGTCAGCCCAATATTGGGCGGTTACGATCCAAGAACCCGAAGTCAATTGGAGAACTAATTGACGCAGAGCTCGAGGACTGAGCTGCAACACGGGCACTTGACGGATACGTTATACTCGCAGTTGTCAAGGTTATTGGAGCTAAGATTGCCGAAACAGACTCGAAAGTCTATTTTGGTTTCGAAGACATCCAAGTAGCTTTGAACTACGAGTTTAGCACCGTCAGGACACGTGGAAACAACTTCACTCCAGAAGCGTCTAGCCATATTTGCTCCAATCAATGGAAGGTTAATGGAAAGTAACAAATAAAGCATCCGCACATTGTCTTGAGGAGACTTTAAACAATGATGGTCGGACCGCCGTAACGACGAGACATGACAGCAAGTAGGTTGTTAATACCTACCATGCCATCTACTCTGGTCGAAGCAGCGGTGGTCTCGCTCGGATAACGAACTTCTAGGTCGGACAAGAAACTATCCAACCCAGTGTAAGTTACCAGAGCGTCCGACTCCTGGCTCAAGTACATCCCGTAGTATTGAAACCGAGCACGTAACGAAACTTCGCGTACTTGATAGCGAAGCAACGTATATGCAAGGATCTCAAGCTGCGGTACCGTAGAGACCCAAAAGATCTCACGGAGTCCCTTGAAGCGGTAGCCGTGGACACCTACAATCTCGGTACTACGATAGATCCGAGTGTAGTACTCAGGGAAATCGTAAGGATTGAATATCTTACGACCTCTTCTGATAATGTCTTCGATTACGTTTCGAGGGAGTGGGCCAGACATTGCAAGTC